AATGCCTTTCCGCATGCGCACACGTATCGTATCTCGTGCGCACCCGTATGTAGCCATGAGGTCGAACGTGTCAAGTATTAGTGCGTCGTTCGCGGTTGCAAGATCTATCTTTCTGCCCTTCATTGTATGATCTCCTTCTTTCGTGCCGCTCGCCTTGTTGCCGCGAGTGCAAGCTTGATCTTTCTCTGCGTGTCGTGAATCTTGTCCGCGAGTATCTCGAGCTGACAGAGTGCTGTAGGCAAGTCGGCGGCAGCCAGTGCGTAACCGGCGGCATGCGCGTAGATGATTGGTCCAGGCGTATAGCCGTCTGTATCGTCGAGCTCAGAGATTCTCTTCTGCGCACGCTCCTTCAGCTCTGCATAGGTGCATGAGGAGAGGGGCTTCACAGGCGGCCTCCGACCTCTTGCAGGTGCCGGCAAGCTTATTGATGCTTCCGCGGATGGCCGTAGCTTCCGGGGCTTTGCCGGCGCGGCGGTTCCTGTCTGCGTCGCGTGCAGACTTCTCGATCTCGTCTGCGAGGCCGCGCAGGCTGCCGCAGAGTGCCGTTATGTCGTCGAGGTACTCTGAAGAGTTCTGCCGGTTTGCGATCTTCTTGTAAGCGTTCAGGTCGTAGAAGGCGATGCCTTTCGGAATGGTGTATCCGTGTGAATCAAGCATTTTTTTAATCCTCTGTTTGTTCATATGGTGGCGGGAGCTTTTGATCAGGATCCGGGGCTCCAACTCTTTGCAGGTTGTCGTCGACCAGTTCCCACTGCTTCACGGTGTTGTAGCGATCGCCTAAGATGAAACGCTCGTGCGCTTCCGTGAGGCCCTTTGTGTGGTAGACGTTCACGGCGTCGTTGTGCCTGAGCACGTGGATCAGCTCCGCGCGGTGATGCTCATACGTGTACTCGAGAAGCTCCTGCGCAAGCACCAGGCCGTGCCGGACGATGTCCAAATTGGCCTGCGGGATAGGTTCTCTGCGGTTCCTGAGCCTGACGCACACGACGGCAATGAATGCGGCGTGCTGGATCTCTTTGACGTAGGACTTCTCCTCAACGCCGAGGCACTTATGACAGAGAAGTCCGAGCATCAAGTTCGAGCTGACGCAGTTGAAGTCGTCGAAGCTCCTTGTCGTGGGCCAGCGGTCAAGCGCGAAGAAAGCGCTCGTAAAGTCTTCGATCAATCTTTCCTTGTTGGCTAGGTTGAGCATGAAGCCGATTTGTGCGCAGCCTCCGCGGCGCCGCCGGCGGGCCT